TGGAATCTTTTTTGTTTTGATGGGTTTGGAAGTTATGATCCAGATCTCATATATAATAGAATCGAATACATGGCGACAGGACTCGATTGCAAGGTGGTATTTTTGGATCACCTCTCAATTCTCTTAAGTGGTCTTGAAGGTGATGAGCGTAGAATGATAGATACCACAATGACCAGGCTGCGTAGCTTGGTAGAACGTACAGGTATCGCACTGTTTTTAGTCTCGCATTTACGGAGGGCAGGTAATGACAAACACTCTCATGAAGAAGGAGGTCGTGTCAGCCTCGCTTCCCTTAGAGGATCACATTCCATTGCTCAAATCTCAGATTCGGTCATTGCACTCGAAAGAGATCAGCAGGCCGACAGCCCTGGAAATCCTACGACAGTTAGAGTTCTTAAAAACCGCTATTCTGGTGAAACTGGTATAGCATGTGAGCTAACTTATGATTTAAACACTTGCAGATTTAATGAACATGAAGCTGAATCCAAATTCAACCCAGCTGAAGACTTCTAAATACGTACACCCATGGGATGCCTATGTAGCAAAACTGAATAAACCTAACCCACCATCGCAGCAAGACATTGAAAAGGCCAAGTTCGTTGATAAAACCTACCACTGGAGTAGGGACGATAGTGTTCGATCTAGAGACAAACGGTCTTCTAAATGATGCTACCTGTATCCACTGTGTTGCACTCCATTGGGGCGATGATAATCGAACCGAGGCGTTTAATGATGAACCTTATGGGGATGGTTCCTACTGTATCAAGGAAGATGCTCCTATGGGTGGTCACTATTCCATCACAACAGCGCTCGGATACCTTGAATGTGCGGATGTTATTGTCGGCCACAATATTATTGGCTTCGATATACCTATTATCAAGCAGCTCTACCCTTGGTTTAATCCTAGGGGGATTATTATTGACACTCTTTTGCTTTCTCGTTTATATCATCCGAATTTATTCGATATAGATCAGGAAAGAAATTGGAAACATATGCCATTGCAGTTATATGGCAGGCATTCTCTTGAGGCTTATGGCTATCGATTAGGAGAATACAAAGGAAACTTTGCTAAGACCACTGATTGGAAGGAGTGGTCTCAAGAGATGCAAGATTACTGCGTACAAGATGTTATAGTTACCACCAAACTATGCGAACACTTCCGACCCTACCTGGATGGGTCAAAATGGAACACCAGGTAGCAGAAATACTCACTCAACAAGAACTCCATGGATGGTACTTTAATGAATCAGAAGCTCGAAGTCTCGAATCAGCTCTCAGAAAAGAGTTGGAGGACACTACTAGAGTACTTCGAAAACAACACCCTTACGTTGCAGGAGCGGTGTTCACTCCTAAACGAAATAACAGGACACAAGGATATGTCGAAGGGTGTGAATTACAGCGATTAAAGGAGCTTAATCCCACCTCTCGGGATCATATATCATGGATCTTACAAACACACTATGGCTGGACGCCTATATCAATAACATCGACAGGCAAAGCAGTAATCGACGAAGTAGTTCTGAAGGATATTGGGACGGATATAGCGCTCCAATTTCTCAGACTCTTGGATTTAACGAAGCAGTTAGGGATGATATCCGAAGGCGTGAACGCATGGCAGAAGCTATGTACGAAATCTAGGATTCATCACCACTGTGCAGTAAGTACAAATACCTATAGATGCGCCCATCGATCTCCAAATTTAGCCCAGGTTCCTAGTGATGAAAGGTTTAGACATTTATTCACTGCTTCGCCAGGCTTGGTTATGGTTGGAGCTGATCTTTCGGGTATTGAGCTTCGGATGCTTGCTCATTATCTCGCTCGTTTCGACGAGGGTCGTTATGCGGATGTTCTCCTTAATGGTGACATTCATGCCGAGAACGCAGCTAAAATTGGAATTTCCAGAAAGCTTGTAAAAACAGTCACCTATGCCTTCCTTTATGGAGCAGGTGATATTAAAATTGGACACTCCTATGACAAACAGTTATCTAAGAAGGCCGCCCGAAAAAAGGGCAAAGAGATCCGTAAAGCTTACATCGATGCCATCCCAGGTCTTGCGCAGCTCTTGGAGAAAGTACAAGTCGCTAGTGAGAGAGGTTATGTCTTGGGATTGGACAACAGGCGTATCAAGTTTAACTCGGGGCATGTCGCACTCAACTACCTACTCCAAGGATCGGCAGCGACAATCGCCAAAAGATGGATGGTTTTAGTCCATGAAACTTTACCTAAAACTGCTCGACAACTTGCATTCATTCATGATGAATTACAATTTGAAGTTAAGGAAGAAGAATCCAAAGATTTGAGATTCCTTCTTGAATTGACTGCTGTACAAGCTGGAGAGTATTACAATATGAGGTGCCCTACAGCCGCAGAATCTAAGAGCGGACTGACATGGGCAGATGTACATTAATTTATGAAAATATTATGTGATGCAGACTTCATCGTCTACAAGGCGTGTGCGGCTGCAGAAAGTGAAGTGGACTTTGGTAACGATGTTATCCTTGTCACTTCTAACTTTCGCGATGCATACAATGCCACAAAGAGAGAACTTACCAAACTTGAAAACAAACTTGGGCCATTCTCTTCTTTAATACTGTTCTTTTCAGACAGTGTAAATTTCAGAAAAAAAATTTTACCAGATTACAAAGGTCATCGTAACCGTAAGAAGCCTTGCGGATACAAACGAGTTATCAATGCTCTCCGAAAAGAGTATAAGGTGATACAAAAACCTGGACTCGAAGCTGATGACAGTATGGGTATTTATGCTACAAAATTCCCTGGTAATATCATAGCTTCACCTGATAAAGACATGAAGCAGATACCTGGTAAGCTATATAATTTTGATGAAGTTTTCACAATCGATCCTGTTGCTGGTGCAAAATGGCACCTAATACAATCGATGGCTGGTGACCAAACTGATGGCTACAGTGGTGTCCCTGGAATTGGTGTTAAAAGGGCTGAAGCACTCTTTAAAGAGAAAGGTTATAACTGGAAAACAGTAGTTGAAGCCTTTAAAGATAAGAATCTTACTGAAGAAGATGCTCTAGTTAATGCTAGATTAGCCAGAATATTAACTGCTGATGATTATGACTTCGACAAAAAACAACCAAAGCTTTGGTCCCCCTCCTCCGATTACAAAATTGACGATGGAGCAGGATCTAAAAATGCGACTGATTGAAGATAGATTGAATAGTGGCAAGGTTGATTATAAAGACCTTGTTACAGTATTTGTAGCTATGCAAAGACAGAATTTTGTTTTAGCTAACTCATTAATTAACTTAGTCAACAACTGGCCTAATGAAAACCACCTTTTTGTCGCAGCAAGCGAAGGAATTCCGGTTAAAATACGGATTAAGGAATAGTGCTGATAGACTGACACGTGGTGTCCAGCACAAATTAATTGTAGAAGAGTTTAAAGAATTTCTTGAGGCTGAAGGTATGTTATTTAGACATGGCCGAAATGTTCAAGAAGAAGCACTGAAAGAACTCGCTGATTTAGTATATGTATGCTATCAATATGCTGAAAATATGGGATGGTTCCTTGATGAAGCATTAGATAGGGTACATCAAAGTAATTTGTCCAAACTCGATGAGGACGGTAAACCAATATATCGAGAAGATGGAAAGGTCTTGAAAGGCCCCAATTATAAACCACCTGATTTATCGGATTTATTTTGAAATGACTGCTAGCGTAATTTCCCGCACTGGTCGGGTCCAATCATGGTTGGATAACCCAGAATCACGGCTCCCTGTGAGCTGTACAGTATTTGTTGTTGAAGATTCCATGGAAGGATCTGAAGGCATCGAGGCCAGCTGGAGATTTGTGTCACATGCTTTGAGGCATGGGGCTGGCTGTGCTGTACATTTATCTAAGCTCAGACCTAAGGGTCATGAGAATGGACGTGGCTTAACTGCCAGTGGTCCAGTATCATTTGCAAAAATCTACTCACAATTAAATGAAACACTTAGAAGGGGCGGCGTCTATAAGAACGGCGCGGTTGTGGCCCATTTGGATGTTGATCACCCCGATATTCTTGAGTTCGTGCAGCTTGCTAGATCTGAAGCTGCCTGGATTAAAAGATGCGTCAACCTTGATCGAGAAAAGTGGCGAGCTGCAACAGATGAATGTAGAGACGCCATCCTTTACGGAATTAAATCCGGAGACATCTGGCTCAACAAAATAAGATACAATGACAAAGGAGAAAGAATCTACGGCAACGTCTGCCTTGAGGTATACCTGCCCTCACGCGGAACTTGCTTGTTACAACATGTCAATCTCTCAGCCTGTGAAATCGGTAACCTCAAAGAGGCTTTCCATACTGGTATGTCCCAGTTGTGCGAGCTCCATGGTAAAACAGGTGTCGGATCAACTGGAGAATATTTGCCGAGTGATACCGACAGGCAAGTCGGGCTCGGAGTCCTTGGATTGGCTAACTTATTACGAAGGTACGGTATAACATATGACAAATTTGGAGGCGCTTTGGCTAAAGTCAATGCCGGCAAGTCGGATGATACCACAGCAGTCTCCATTGCTAGAGAACTTAAACTGGGTATTGAGTCTGCCGCATCAGTGGCTAGGGCTAATAGGATGGTTCGGGCCTTTGCTATCGCACCGACCGCCAGTTGCAGTTATAGAAGCAAAGATCTGGATGGCTTTACTAGCACACCAGAAATCGCTCCACCTATCGCAAGATCAGTCGATAGAGACAGTGGCACCTTCGGTGTCGAACACTATGAATACGGCGATGTAGAGATCGCCAGTGAAGTTGGTTGGGATGCTTACAAGAAAGTAGCAGACGAACTGATAATTATGTATCAAAATACGGGACTTCTTCACGGATACTCATTTAACTCTTGGTCAGATGTAGTAGCCTACGACAATGCGTTCGTTGAGGAGTGGTTAGATTCACCCCAAACCTCCCTTTACTATTCCCTACAAGTAATGGGCGACGTACAAGATAAGACCGATGCGTATGCAGCATTAGATCAATCGGAAGTCGATGATTACTTGCAGGACATTTTAAATGACCCTGTAACATGTGATTGTCAAGAATGAGAAAACATCCATATCAAAAACTATTGGACCGCAAACGGAAATGGTCCCCCGTAAAACCCACCGCTGGAAAACTGAAAGATGGATCAGAAGACGTTATTAGGCGTGCGCTCGCTGCACGTCATATGGAGTTACCAGTGGGTGCCTTTATTACGGAAGGTCTTGAAAAAGATGTTCCCGATAACGCTAGAGAACTACTGATAGATAATGTCAAAGATGAAGAAAGACACGATCTTGCTTTACAATACATAGTAGATGCTCATGGCGCAGATGAAAATGCAGAAAAAGAGGCGAAGTTAATTAGAGATGCTTGGATTAAACATCCTGATCATACAATTACCAAAGCTCTCGTGGCTGAAAGAGCAATCTTCTTTGTTCTTCTCCCTATGTTTAGGTTCAATGGTGATGCTGCTTTACGCACAGTTTCGGCAGATATCTCAAGAGACGAACAGATCCACGTCGGCAGTAATTCTCTTGTATGTGCAGAGTTGGGCTTATCTCCTTCTCCTTCTCTGGATAAACTTAGGAAGGCCACCATTAACTGGATTCTTCAACCTCTAGGTATAAATACCTACGATAAATATTTGGACAAAAAATTCTGGCTGGATGCAAGCGATCGTTTAATGTACGAAGGCAAAGCACCAGAGTTTTCTGAGACCAAATCTGCCCGTATGCCCGCTTTTTTCGAACATGCCAACACAAATCTCCCTCAATACGCTTAAGCTCCACAACGAGCGGGTGAATGAGTTACTTGAGAAAGTCGAAGACAATTTCAAGTGGAGTCCTGTCCACCCCAAAGAACAAATTGAATCAATCATGTATCGTGCTGGTCAAGCCAGTGTGATCGCTTATATAAAACAACTACTAGAGGAGGAAGAAATCTAATGTGCGCTGGAATGTTTACACCGCCACGACCACCTACGCCTCAGAGAATGGACCCTGCTCCTCCTTTGAAGCCGCCCCCACCACCAGTTGAACAACCAACACCTGAAAATCTAACAGAGAAAGATAAGGACAAAGATAAACTCCGAGACAAGCGCAAGGAGTTAGAGATTGAAAAGGTTAAAGAAGGTGTTAAAGAATTTGACGCTATAAAAGGAGACCAAGTACCTGATACCCCTCCTGGTGGGGTGAATGCACCTTAATTAATATGAGGATACTATGTGTGTAGCAGTAGATCAAGCTACTGAACGTTTGAAGAACACTAGAGATAATGTTAACAGCCTATTTGGTTGGGGTAATCCTGGTACAAGAGGTGAAGAGAAACGAACCATTAACATCTATAACAGATTACCTGGTGGGGATATAGAAAACCCAACCAATAGAAATACATTACAATCTAATACATCAAACGGAGGTAAAAAATAATGTGCTTAGGAGCACCGCCAGCACCGAAGGCTTATCAACCAAGAAGAGCCTCTCCTGAAAGTCAGATGGGAACACCATCTCCTCCTGATACAGTTAATGATAAAGTAGTATCAGATAAGGGCAACTACAATAGGAAGCAAACCCCTAATCAGGCTACTAGTGACAATACAAAAGCACAGTCTGGTAGAACAGATAGAGCTTATTAAATAAATGACTAAAGCACGTGATAGATACGCTCAATTAACCCGTGGTAGAACACAGTTCCTTCATACCGCAGTTGAGTGTTCAAGATTAACACTGCCCTATTTAGTCCAAGAAGACTTAAGTTCTAGACCTGAACACCAAAAGTTGCATACACCCTGGCAATCAGTAGGATCAAAGTCGGTAGTTAATTTAGCGGCTAAACTTATGCTCGCTTTATTACCGCCACAAACTAGCTTCTTTAAATTTCAAATTAGAGATGAAAAGTTAGGTGTAGAATTCCCCAGGGAAATAAAAAGTGAACTAGATTTATCCTTTGCCAAGATGGAAAGGATGGTCATGGATTATATCAATGCTTCTACCGATAGGGTAGTAGTACACCAAGCACTCAAACATTTGATTGTCTCTGGTAATGCATTGATATTTATGGGCAAGGAAGGTCTCAAAAACTATCCCCTTAACCGCTTTGTTGTGAACAGAGATGGTAACGGTAATGTTTGTGAGATTGTTACAAAGGAACTAATAAGTCGAAGGATTCTGAGTGAAGATCTGCCAGAAGCCTTACCTATTATCAATCCTAATTCACCAGGAGATGATGGGTACAAGACAGGATCAGATGATCATGACGTTGAGGTATACACCTACGTCCGACTCGATAAGAATGGTAGATGGGTATGGCATCAAGAAGCCTTTGATAAAATCATACCTGGTAGCCGCAGCACAGCACCTAAGAATGCTTCTCCTTGGCTGACATTGAGATTCAATACAGTGGATGGAGAGGATTATGGAAGAGGTAGAGTTGAGGAATTCCTTGGGGATATAAGATCTCTAGAAGGACTCTCTCAGGCCCTCGTAGAAGGCTCTGCAGCAGCTGCTAAGGTGGTCTTTATGGTATCACCATCCTCTACTACAAAACCAAAGACTATAGCCGATGCTGGTAACGGTGCAATCGTTCAGGGTAGACCTGATGATGTAGGTGTTATCCAGGTTGGTAAGACTGCTGACTTTAGAACAGCACAGGAACAGATGGTTAATCTGGAGAAACGGATTAATGAAGCATTCCTTGTACTACAAGTCAGACAAAGTGAGAGAACTACAGCTGAGGAAGTACGCTTAACTCAGATGGAATTGGAAAAACAGTTAGGTGGACTATTCAGTCTCCTTACTACTGAGTTTCTTATCCCTTATCTTGATAGAACATTACATATCTTACAACGTAATAAGGATCTACCTAAGATCCCTAAAGATATAGTACGCCCGCAGATTATTGCAGGTGTTAATGCATTAGGAAGGGGACAAGATCAACAAACACTTGTCCAATTTGCACAGACTCTCGCGTCTACTATGGGACCAGAAATCATGGCTAAGTTCCTTGATTCAGGTGAGTATGTTAAACGCCTAGCAGCCGCTTCAGGTATAGATGTACTTAACCTAGTCAAGACACCTGAGACCATGGCTCAAGAGAGACAACAGCAGATGCAACAGATGCAACAGCAAGAAATGCTGAAGCAGGCTGGTCAACTTGCAGGTACTCCGATGATGGACCCAAGTAAGAATCCAGGCATGGAACAAATGCTTAAAGACGGATACGATCAATTAACAAATGCGAACAACCAAGGCGAGTCGCCCAGCCCGGGTGAAGAAGAAACCCCTCCCCAAGGTCAGTAAACCTGAAAAATTAGATATTGATATTGCTGAACCAACTAAATTTACTGCAAGGGCTAACTTAAATGCTGACCCTGATTATGTAACAACAGTTGGTTTAGGTAATCTCAAAGTAACAACTGCTCAAGGAACTAAGAATGACGGAAAAACTGACGTATGATCCCACCCCTGCTGATGCACCTGAATTCAATGAAGCAGAGCAGGAAGCTTTAGAAGTTGCTGAAAAATTAGGTCAAGAAGAAACAGATCTTCTGGCTGGTAAATTTCAAAACGCTGAAGAATTAGAAAAAGCTTATGTCGAGCTACAAAGAAAACTTGGCTCTTCGGAGACGGAAGATGAAACGGAAGTTACTACTACCGACGAAGATGAAGTTGAAGATGAAGAGTGGAGTGCAGCTGCCACAGTAATAGCAGATGCTTCAAACGAATACTATGAGAATGAAGGGCAACTCTCTGAAGAAACTATGGATAAGTTTCGCAACATGAGTAGCACTGAACTTGTAGATGCGTACATAGAACTTCAAGCTAACAACCCTAATGTTCAAGCAGAAGCCGCTGAAGACCTTACTGATTCTGAGCTGAATCAAGTTTATAACTCAGCAGGTGGTGAAGCAGAATATGAACGGTTGACTAATTGGGCAGCCGATAATTTAGCCGAAAAAAAATTAGATGCTTTTAATAGTATCATTAATAACGGTGACGCTACTGCCATACAAATTGCTGTAGCTGGACTCCGTTCTGAATATGAAAGTCAAGAAGGTTACGAAGGTAGAATGTTGCAAGGCAAAGCAGCTAGAGCTACAGATGTATTCCGTAGTCAAGCTGAAGTTGTTGCAGCAATGAGTGACCCTCGTTATGATAATGACCCTGCTTATCGTCAGGATGTATACGATAAATTAGAAAGTTCAAACGTAGCATTTTAATTATGTCAAAAGCTTATGATCCATCGGCACGTGCAAATGCCATGGTGGTAAAATACAAAGTCAATGCAACTGGTGACCGTTGGTTCATACCTTATAATGACAATGGAACCAAAGCAGCTCAAGTAACACAGTGCAGTAAGGTAGTAGGTAATACTGCTGATGGTACTGTAGCTGGAGCTGAGTCAACCTAATGGATGAGAAGAAGAAGAAGAAAGGAACCCTTTGGAGTAAAATGAAAAAAGTTAAATCCACTGTAGGTTCCCAAACTGGTTATAAAAACTATGTTATTAGTGGCGGAACAGCTACTTTTGAACAGTGGAAAAAAGAGAATAAATAAAAACTGAATCCATTGGCGGCTCGCTTGTCGAAGCAGTAGAAGCCAACTGGCTGTCGCGTCCGTTCATTCCTTTATGGAACGCATGAAACCACATCATGGAACGGGGGTGTGGTACTATGGAGAAAGTCAATGCTAAAAAAGCAGAGAACCTACAAGTATCGCGGCGTGCCTTACACGAAACTTATTTAAATACTTTTAATGAAAAGATTAGCCTTGACCCTATGCGCCTCGGTGTTCAGCGTAGCCCCTGCCTTCGCAGGTCCTTACGTCAACGTAGAGTCGAACGCATCCTACACAGGGTCTGACTATAAGAGTCGTACTACCGACTTCCACGTTGGGTACGAAGGTTCAGAAGGAGCCCTAGATTATTACATTCAGGGTGGTCCTGCCCTCGTCAATTCTGACGCGGTAGACGGTGACACGCAGTTGTCCGGCAAGGTCGGCGCTAGCGTAGACGCTACCGAACGACTTAATGTTTACGGAGAAGTCGCAGTAATTACTACTGAAGATGATGACGTAGACAACGACTGGTCAACAAAAATTGGGGCTAAGTATAGCTTCTAATTAATTGTGCGGAATCACTCTAAACTATGTCCCCCGTAGCGGAACTGCGGGGGGTCAATTAACTTATACTAATTTAATAAAATGCCTTTCACAAGTAATTCCACTTATGGAACTGTTGCTTACTCAACAGGAACACTGTTTGATCAGAGCAAGATCCTAGCAAATGATGGATCATCTTTATCATCTGCTACACTAGCAACACAATCTGATTTTAGTATCCCAGTAGGTGGATATGAAAGGGTTCAAGGTATCTATACTCTATGGTATGATACAGATACTACTAATGAACTTAGCTACAGAATTGCAAACCTAGCTCAGTCTGACGGATCAACTGCAGTTGCTACAACCATTGCAACTCACTCTCTTGCATCCGTAGTATATACTGATTCTGCTGTAACACCTTCTGCAGCTGGAGTAGAGTGTGTAACAACTTACTCAACTGACGGCGCTGGTGAAACCATCGGTGTTGATTCAGGTGTGTCTGATGCCGCCGCACTATTCCTACAAGTACACTTTAATGCTCTGTCAACAGCAGCTACAAAGGGTAACCTTGTATTACAGTTGGCTAACATAACAGGTTCTGCAGCTGGAACTCACCTCTTGGCAGGTTCCAATGTAGTATGGAAGAAGTGGTAACACACTTCGGAGAAGAGGCACCTCAGAGTCGGACCTCTT